AAGTGGTCATTCAATACTAAGTCTTGTTACAAGTACTACAGGCAATTCTTCTGTTTGGTTTGGAGATACAGACCACCAAAGCATTGGTAGAGTTAGATACGAACATGCAAACAATCAAATGGAATTTTGGACTAATGGTATTGAAAGAATGGCTATAAACTCATCAGGTAATGTAGGTATAGGAACTTCATCACCTGGAAATAAATTAGAAGTAAGGGGAGATATAGCAGTAGCAATATCAGACACTCAAGACATTATAAAATTATCTGATGCAGGTAATGATGGAAGTATTGAATTATATACTGGAGAAGCAACACCAGTATTGAGAACTAAATTAACTTCTTATGGAGATAGTTATTTTAATGGTAGCAGTGTTAAGCTTGGTATAGGAACTTCATCACCTGCAGGAAAGCTTGATGTATATCCCGATACAGACAATTATGCAAGAATTGGTAGAGCTTATGTAGGGACTGTAGGTCACGCAGACTTTGCAGGGTATGGACATATTGACGTAAGAAATGGTAGTAGTTATGGATTATTACAAAGTTCAGCAGGACATACTATTTTAAATGCAGCAAGTGGACAACATATATCTTTTAGAATCAATAATAATACTGCTGATATGATGAGAATAGATGCTTCAGGTAATGTCGGTATAGGAACTACATCACCGAGTGCAAAGTTAGAGGTAAATGGTACTTCTAATTTTACTGGAGAAATGTATATAGATCACGGTGGTAGTGATTATGCTCCTGGTATTAGTTTTATGGGTGGCTCAAACACACCTGGTGCTAATACTTATGAAAATGCACGATTAGGATATTACGATAATTCTGGTACTGGTTTGATGAGATTTTCCATTGGTAGAGGTGCTGGTAATTTTGATTTTCTTATTGGTGGTAATAGATCTTTTATAGCGGCTACTACTTATTTAGCAGTTCCTGATGGTGCTTATTTAGCAGCTGGTAATGACAACGATATATTTATACGACACGATGGTAATGGACATCTTCAAAGCAATGCTGGAACTATGTTTATAAATCAGGTGTCAAACAATAGTATGATTTTGAGTACAAGCAATACCGAAAGAATAAGAATAAATGGTAATGGAAATATTGGAATCGCCAATACAACTCCTTATGAAAAGCTTGATGTAAAAAGTGCTTCATCAACAAGTCCAGCTATTGTAGCAAATGGAGCTGCAGTAAATGGTTGTGTTCATATGGCTCACGGATACGCTGGACAAAATGGAGATTATGTAAATACTTATGGTTCACAATATAGTTCTAATGCTACTGTTCTAGGATATGGTGTAAAACCAAGCACGACAGCTAATGATACATTCTTATGTTCTGCTGACAATGCAGCTTTTGTAAGAGGAGCTTTGGTTATAGATGATGAATTAAGATTTTGGCAAGGAGCAGCAGCAAATGGAACTTTAAATAATAATTTTTCAATGACTGAAAGATTTAGACTAACTGCAGCTGGTGTAGGACATTTCGATAATGATGTAGTTGCATATTCATCTACTGTATCAGATAAAAGATTAAAAGAAAACATTACTACAATAAATAATGCTCTTGATAAAGTTCAGGCATTAAGAGGTGTAGAATATGATTGGACTGCTACTTCAAGAAAAGGCACGCACGATATAGGATTAGTTGCACAAGAAGTAGAAGAAGTATTACCAGAGCTTGTTACTGAACACGAACTTTGTACTGGAGAGTTTGGCGGAGAAGGTAACGAAAAAACATTTAAAACAGTAAACTATGATAAAATGGTTGGTGTTTTAATAGAGGCAATAAAAGAACAACAAGTTCAAATAGATGAACTTAAAACTAAACTAGGAGAATAAAATGGCTAAAGTAATTTCAGAAAAATCTGGAGAGACTCCAGCAGTTGCAAAGCAAGTAGAAATTAAACATATTAAAACTATGAAAGATGCAGATGGAAACGATGTTTCTGTTGTAGATTATTCAGAGAATATGGAAGTTGATACTGCTATAGAACAAGCAGAAGCAAACAAAGCAAGTCTTGAAGCAAGATTAGCAGAAGTAGAAGCTGAATTAGTTGAATACAAAAAAATTAAAGACGCTGAATAATACATGGGTTTACCAGCAATAGGGACAACAAACTTTGGTATAGGTAGTGTAGGTGCTGATATTAAAACAGGCACGGGTTGCAATCAAAGTACCAATTTAAGTTTAAAAGGTTTAATGGATGGTACTGGAGGACTTACGTTTGCTTCTTCTGGTGGACCTTGTGTAGATATGGACGGTGGGAGTCCACCACCAACAATAGGAGATGCACCGTACGCAATGAGTGAAGTAAGAGGATTATTTCATGATGACGATCCAGGCGGTGGCGGTGGAGGCGGTCCACCAAATCCATAAAAAAGATTAAATGGAATAAAATATAACACATTATAGGAGAGAATAATGGAAGTAAGTAAAGATAGTAAATTTACGTTTAGTTTAGAAACACTTATAAGTATTGCTGTTACAATATTTATGGTAGTAGGTCTATGGTTTAATTTGCAAGCTGATATAGAAGAAGCTAAAGCATTACCAGAGCCTCCTGTAAGTAGAACTGAGTATGACTTAAAAGATCAGATGATTCGTAATAGCATTATGAATACTGAAGAAAAAGTAGAAAAACTTGAAGATAAAGTAGACGACATTAAAGAAGATACACGTAGTATTAATGAGACTCTATTGAATATGAATAAAAACTAGGATGGATTATGCAAAAATTGATAAGTATGTGGTTATTGGGACTTGGATTGTTTACCTCGTCGCTATATTCGCAATCAGTATCTTTGGATAGTTTTCAGCAGATACAAGCATTAAACATACAGAAGTGTGCAGTAGTGCAAGTAAATGCGTCTTGGAACTATCAAAATAGAGTTAATTTAACACAGCTAAATAATTTGTGTTACATTGCAGAAATAGATATTGAAAATAAAACAGTTGGTGCTGTAATAGTAAAAGAATGGGATATAGATGTAGTTCCTACTATTATAGTATTAAAAGAAGGCGTAGAAATAAAAAGATTTGAACCTGGTATTTCTATGAGTTTTGATCAAAAAACTATTATAGAAAGCATTAGAAAAGAAGTAAAATAGATTTATTGATTTGTATATAAAAAAATTAATAAGTTTGTATAAGTAAACAACATGGAGAAATCAATGTCTAAAGAAAAAAAAGTAGATCTAAAACAAGAAGCTCAAACTAAAATGGAAACACTGGTTGAGCAGCATAATGAACTTGTTAAAGATTTAGAAAGTGCTAACGCTAGATTAGCAGAAATTAAACAAATGATCATTGAGCATCAGGGATATATGAAAGGCCTTGAAGCTTGCGAAAAAGATTGTGAGGTAAAATAATGGGACCGATTTTAGGTAAGTTGCTTGCAAAACTAGGTACTGAAAAAGTATTAAAAGCTATCGTATTGCATTTAGGAGAACACTTAGTTGCTAAGTCTTCAAATAAATTAGACGACAAGTTGTTTGCAGAAATTAAAAAAGCATTAAAATAGGAGGTTTCATTGAAACTCAAAAAACGTGGCATTGTAATACCTGACCAGCATTATCCTTTAGAGGATAGAGCTGCAGTAGAATGTGTAAAGAAAGCAGTACTAAAGATTAAACCTGAAGTTTTTGTTAATCTTGGTGATGTAGGAGAGTGGGATTCTGTATCGGCGTGGAAATACAAAGATAAAAAATTACCACCTTTGGAGTTTCAATTACCCTTAGTAGATGAAGAAATAAGGTTAGTAAATAATGGATTGGACGAGTGGGATGAAATACTTAAAAAAGTTGGATGTAAAGAAAAGTATTTATTACAAGGTAACCACGATCTCTGGTTGGATAATTTCGCTAACAAGTATCCCTATCTTAACGATTATACATTTTTTAAAGCGTGTAAAATAAAAGAAAGAGGATATAAATATACGGAGTATAACTTACCTATTCAGGTTGGTAAGTTAGCTTTCTTTCACGGTGCGTTTGCAACAACGTATCACGCAAAGAAACATTTAGAAACGTATGGAGAAAATGTAATGTATGGACATACACACGATCTTCAAAGACATACGCAAACAAAGCTAGGTGGTAATATAGCTGCTTGGTCTTTGGGATGTTTAAAGAATATGTCTCACGAAGATAATAAGTGGTTACGTGGTAGATTACATAATTGGGCACACGCATTTGCAATTGTAGATTGGTTTACAAATGGTGAGTTTAAAGTAGAAGTAGTAGAAATAATTGACGGAAAAACAACCGTATGGGGTGAAATAATAGATGGAAACGACTAATACAATATCAGATGATGTAAAAGGTACATCTATAAATAACAGTAGAAGAAAATACAATTTTACTGCTAAAAAGAAAAAACCTAAAAAACTTAAAACTATGATGGATATAACTAGAAATGCCAAAAAAGATATTAAATATAAATAACTTTAGTGGTGGTCTTAATGAAAAGACTACTCCAAGAGACTTAGCACCTAACGAGTTTCAACGTGCAGATAATATGAACAATGAAATTCCTGGTAAGCTAACGGTATTTGGAGAGTCTGTAGACGGACCATATACTGGAGATATAGGTGCAAATCCAAATTATTTGGAAACATTAGCACACGGTACTGGGTTGTATCATATTAATTTAGACAGAAATGTAGACGATGAATCTGTAGGTTCTAAAGAATATTTATTTATAAACGATCGTTCAGATTCTTTGTTACGTATTGTAGATATTACTACTACTGGTGCTATGGCAACAAAAGTAATATCTTATGGAAATAATGCATCAGATGTACACGTGTATATTGTAGACGGAACTACAAGAATAATACCTAGCTATACAGCAGGTACAAATAAACCGAAAGTATTTGAGTACTATAATTACAATAGAAAACTTGGAAGTTCTAGTGGTGAAACAATTGTTAATGTTGCTGATACTTACGCAACGGAAGATTTGTATTTAAAACCTATATTTGGAGGTTTAAGTTCTAATGTAGACTATGACGTAGAAGATTTGCATTATAATAATTTTTTTGATCCTGTATACGAATCAGAAGTTTTTAATTACCATAATATTGTAGTAAATAATAATAATCATATTACACAGCCTAGTAAAACTCAACTTCATAATGAATTAAATCAATACAGTGTTTACAATTCAACTGATAAAGGTTCTATGTCTATTATTGCACATTTTACAGATGGACCAAGCAGCGATACTAACTCTAATATATTAGTTAGTGCTCAATATAGATATGGATTATTTTGTTCTTTAGTATACAAAAATCAAGACGGGTTGACAGCTCAGGAATCATTTCCAGTATTTTTAGGAACAGTAAATCAAGACATTACTGATATAGCAAATCATGCAGATAAAAATCAAGATTTGTATTTAATGATGTGCGGCAGAATGGGCGAAAGAACAAATAGGTATTCAGGGTTTAAAGTTTATTGGGCAAGAATTAACAATTATTCTGCGGGATCTGTAGGAAGCCCTGGTACTGGTAGTGTAGGTCCAAAATATTTATTATGTGAAGTAGACTTTGAAAAAGGTTTAAGATATGGTGGAGAAAAAGATTATGGTCCATTCGGAGACATAGATTTAAATTCTAGTAATTTTAATTTTATATTTCCTTCTGATGCTTTTCAATCTAGTAGTAGCGACTTTTTAGGTGAAAAAATAACAACGTTGTCTGTATTAGAACCTTTTACAGGTTCAAAAAAACCTACAGCAATCGGAAGACAACAAACTACATTCAAAAGCAGTGTAATGATAAATAGAAGAATTTATGCTGGTAATATTACTTATTACGATGAACATAATAAACTAATTAGTAAAAATGATAGAATATTAAAATCGCTACCAAACAAGTTTGATTATTTTCCTACTAATAGTTTTTTAGATGTTTCTGTGGAAGACGGAGATGAAATAATACATTTAGCTACAGTTAACAGTAAGTTGTTGCAATTTAAAAAACAAAAATTATTTATTGTTAATTGTCAAAGAGATTTAGAGTTTTTAGAAACTACTTTAGAGTTTAAGGGTTGTGAATATAAACATCATGTTGTATCGGGCCCAGGGTTTGTAGCGTGGCTTAACAGGTTAGGCGTATATTTATACAATGGTCAACGTTTATTAGACTTAGATATGTCTAAGATGGGCCAAGATCGTTTTAAAAGCATATACGACAAATTAGGAGGAAGTACTGTAGATGCTGGTTTTGCTGAAAGTCAATTAGGTTATTTATCAGAAACTAAAGAAATTATTATTACCAATCCGTCTGGGGAAATATTAAAGTATGATATGAAATCAGAAAGTTGGTCTGAAGGATTAAATTTTGATAGCAATGCAAATTCTTCCAATGAAGTTACTAGGGCAATTGATGCTGATATTACTAATTTCGTAACTACAAATACTGGAGAATTAGTATATGGAATAGAACGTAATGGGTCATCTCCTAATAATAGAGTAAAATTACGTAAATGGAATAATGATTCTGCTGCTTTTACAGCCGACGACCAAATACTACTAAAAACAAAAGAGTATGATATGGAAAGTCCTTCTGTTAATAAAAGCATAGTGAATGTATATATAAACTATAAAAGAGGTGAAAATGTATTAATTAAAGGGTTTGCAAGTAGAAATGGTACTGAAGTTTTAGATACTTTAGCAGCTGGATCTACACAAGCATTGACTAACACTAGTCAAGATTTTCAAACTCAAAAAATACAAGTTAGCAATAGTTTGTTTAAACATGTAACTAGTTTTGGATTACAAATATATGCAGCGGGATCTGGTACTATACATAAAGATTTTACTATAAATGATATACAAATAGTATTTAGAGAGAAAGTTGCTAGATGAGAAAAGGATTTGGTTCTGTAGAAACAAGAAAATCTACAAAGAAAAAAACTAGACAAGGAACTGGGAAACGTACTAAGTATGGTAATAAGTTAAGTAAAAAGTATTATAAGAAACGTAAAAGAGGACAAGGATAATGGCTAAGAAAAAAGACTCAAGATTAACAAGAGCTGGTGTATCAGGTTATAATAAACCTAAACGTACACCTGGACATCCTAAGAAATCGCACGTAGTAGTTGCAAAAGTTGGAGACAAAGTAAAAACTATACGTTTTGGACAACAAGGTGTTAAGACTGCTGGTAAACCTAAAAAAGGTGAATCAGCTAAACAGAAAGCACGTAGAAAAAGTTTTAAAGCAAGACATGGAAAAAATATTGCTAAAGGTAAAATGTCTGCAGCTTATTGGGCAGATAAAGTAAAATGGTAAAGGAGTAAGTTATGCCGTACGGTAAAGGAACATATGGAAGTAAGGTTGGTAGACCGCCTAAGAAAAAAAAGAAAAAAACTACAAAGAAAGGTAAGAAAAAATAATGGCTAAAACAGTAAGTTGGTTGTGGGGTGGCAAACGATATAAAGGTACTTTAATTAGAGAAACTAAAACGCATAAATTTGCTAGAACGCACAACGGAAAAATTAAAAAGATTAAAAAATAATAATGCGAGAAAGTATATTAAATATTTTAAGAGAGCAATCTAGCAAGGTTGAAGAAGTAGAAAGTTCTATGGAAACACCAATTATAGTTAAATCTGAAGTACCAGATAATGGTGAAGGATTTAGTGGAGATCGTGTTGTAGTAGAAAATGACGCTGGTAGTTTTTTATATATCAAGGTTGCAGAGAGATGGATGAAAACAGATTTGGAGGAGGCGTAATGTCTGAAAATACAAGAGATAAAACAGTACAAAGCATATTGGGTGATACTAGTTTGCAACTTATGGAAGAACAAGTAGATAGAAGTACAGAATTTCAAGATAGCTTATTGGGTAAAGCACTTTTTTATGGACCATCTATGATTATGGGTGCTAGAGTAGGTGGAGCAGTAGCTGATACCGTATCCCCTTTAACAGAGTTTTTTAAGCAAAGAAAAGATGCGAAACAAGAATTTAAAAATAGTCCTGAATTGCAACAAATTCACGGTGGATCTGATAATAAAGCGTTTAGAAATTACTTTAAGACTCAACGATTAAAAACTGGTGCAGTTGCAAGAGGTACAAAAAGAGGCGAAGATATACTTGTAGGAGATATAAAAGGAGAAGGAGCTGTAAATTCTGTTGTAGACTCTGTTATGAAAGCAGAGGGTTTTACTAGCGGAGCTTCTACTGTAGCTGTAGAAAACAATAATCCTGGAAATCTTCAATGGTTTGAAGGTATTGAAAATAAATATAAAGGAGCAAGCAAAGGAGAAAGCTATAAAGATGCACAAGGCATAACTAGGTTTCACACTAAGTTTGATTCTTTAGAAAGTGGTAAAGCTGCATTAAAAGATGTTGTAGCTAGGAAATGGTCTGAATCAAATCAAGACGCTAATGTTTTTGCTCAAAATTATACAGGCTTAAGCTCTGGAGAAGAGTTGAGTAATTATGTAAATATAATAAAAAGTGATTTACAGACTAATAATCCTACTGCTAACTTGGGTGTGCGTAGTGGAAAAAATTTAGTAGATAGAAATAAAATTAGAGCATTTTATTTAAATGGTATGAAAGATTATGAATATGATCCTGTATCAAATACAACTACTCAAAAAACGCCTGTTGTTAATGTAAAACCTATAGTTGGTGATGATATTATTAGCGGTATACCTGGTACTAACATGATGGATTATGGTAATAATGGATATAATTTAATTGATCCGTCTACTATACCTGCAAGCCAAGGTAGAGGTAATACTCAATTTGGACAACAACTTAATAGTGCCTTAGACTACGGCTTAGAAAAAGGTTCACAATTATACTCAACAGGTATGAATAAAACTTTTAGTGCAATGGATTTTTATAGAAACAATCAAGCAGCAGTAAATAATAACGTTGTTACTGGAGTAAGAAATTTTATGAAAACAAGATTTGGTTTTGGAGGAAATGAAAATGAATAATTTTGAAGAAAAATTATATGAACACATGAAACTTCGTGAAGGATATAAAAACGAAGTATATCTTGATACGTTAGATAAACCTACTTGCGGTATTGGTCATTTATTAACTGCATCAGAACGTGAAGATTATCCTGTAGGAACTGAAATAGATGATTACAAAATAAAAGAATGGTATATGCAAGATATTACTACTGCATTAGAAGCAGCAAAAAAGCAGGCTAAAATATTGTCTACAGATAATGAAAGCGTAATTATAGCTTTGACTTCTGTTAACTATCAGTTAGGGACTAGCTGGACTAAAAAATTTCCTACTGCTTGGAAATGTTTATGTCACAAAGAGTACGATCGTGCTATAGATGAAATAATGTATGCAGACAAGGATGCTAATAGATATTCACGTTGGTACAAACAAACACCAGTACGTGTAAAAGATTTTGTAAAAGCAATAAAAAAATTAAAGGAGATACACAATGGCTAATCGTGATTTTATGACAGACTATCAACGTGGGAATGCTCACGCTTGGGGAAGAATAAGCGGAGAATCTCAAACTTTGAGAAGTAGCATTGGATCTACAATAAAGCATGGAAGTTTATATAATAAGTTTGAAAAAGATAAAAATTTTCAAAAATTTTATAAAGCTGAAACAACTGATAAAAAAATAAAAGTTATTAAAGATGTTTTAGGTAAAAAAACAATGGCACCTTTTGATAATTACAGTGTTGAGGATTATGATAAATATTTTAAAAAACATATGGCTGTTATGCCCTCAGAACCAGTGCGTAGTAAAGTTATACAACCATATGTAGATAGAGAACAAAATAAACAACAACAAGACTTTGATGAAATGGAAGCACAGGTAGATGCTATTAAAAAACAAGCATCTCAAGAGTATGCTCCATATTTTAAGGAGATGAACTGGTTAAAAGCTATTTCTCCTAATTTAGAATTTAAACCGTTTGGAACACAAAAAGAGGAGGGCTAATTATGCCGTGGGGATATGTTATTGGTGCTATAGGTGGAGCTATTGTAGCTAACGATGCAAAAAAAAGAGAAGCTTCTAAAAAAAGACAGGTACGTTCTACTGTTACTGAAGGCATTTTAGATTTACAACCATTGTATGGTCAATACAGAGAAGATGCTGCAAGAGCAGCTGGTTTAAAAT